TAAGCTTCCTCACCTCGAGCTTGTCTTTCCGCATGCAATAGCTGTGCGTCCGACATAGCGACTTTTGCCTTCTGCTTATTAGCATAAATTTTACTACCAGCAGAGACGGCTAATTTAATTGCCGATAACCACATACTAGTACCACTTAACTGTAGATTTTTTAGAAGCTAACATTCTTCTTTGGCCACCAACTTTATTTACAGTTGGCTCACCTTGAGGAATTTTAACTTCAACTTCTTGTGCATAACCATCCGCATTTACAGAAAGAGTATTGTTAGCATCTGCTTTTGGTGTATCAGATACAACTTTCCCAATGTAATTTGGATTGTTTTTTGTAAAGAATGTTTTTCCTTTTCCCATAGTTTTTCTCCTTTTAGTTTCTTATACTATCTTTTAGGACCTTTCAAGATCCTAACATCAGTTTGTTTCATCATGTCATTGACCATTTTTGCGTCAATACCCATTTGTGTTTTAGTTAGCGAGGTATCAGCTCTTAATTCAGCTAATTCTTCGTTTTGTTGCAGCTTTTCATCAAACTGTTGTTGACCCATTAATTGTTTGGATTTATCTAAATTAATCTTTTCTTGGTCTTGTTCACGTTTGACAGTGTCGTCCATAGCTCTTAAATCTAGTTCTCTTGCTTTTAATTTAGCAATTGGGTCGCCATTAAACTCACCCATAATTTTATTCTCTTCATTTTTAAATTCTTCGGTCATTTCTGCAATTAATTTAGCTTTTCTAGACTCTAAATTCATTGACATCTGCATAATCTGCTGTTGATACTGCGGATCTTGCTGTAACATTGGATTTTGTTGCACCATTTGTTGCATTTGCATCAATTGTGCGATCTCATCTCTAAATTCTACCTCTAATTGCTCTTGTGCCATCAAAGAAATGTGTTCAAAAATGTTTTTTTCTAGTGCAGCCATTACAACAGGGCTATTTCGAGCCATATTTGTTGCCATAAAGTTTAAATGGGTCGTAATATGCGCTTGATGGTCTTGTCCTTTGAATGCTTGGAACGGTTTATTGCTCATTGCAAGAATATTTTCTGTTGCAGGGTCCATTGGTTGTGGTTGTTGCGGTGGTGGTAAAATTTTATCGATATTTTTTACACCAATCGCTGTGTACATTGCATGAAACGCTTCATATAAGTTATGCAATTGCGGATTTGACATTGCAAGTTGTAATTCTGTTTGTGCTAAACTAATTCTTTGTGATTGAGAAAATATATTTGGATCTGCAATTGGAATAATATCTACTTTATCATCAAAATCTGTAACTTTAATATTTCTTTGTCCACCTACAACGTCGTATGGATACTCAGCTGGTAGATAAGTTTTAAAAACTCCAGCCAATAAACTAAATTCATTCTTCATCGCCACATACAATCTCTTGTGTATGGCTGACATGACTCTGGAACCACGTTCTAAGAGAGCTATGGTCGTCCCAACAGCTGCTTGTTGGTTGCCGTCACCGACCTGCATGTCAGCTATGGCGGCAAATCTTTGCCCTGCCTGTACCACTATCCCCATTAACTGTAATAAAGTTGGTGAGGGTTCTTTAAATGGTAAAGGCATAAATGCATCTTTGATACTTCCTCCAGGTGCATCTACATCTCTGAATTCTCCAGGTTGAATCGCTTGTGCTTCGTCTCTAACTCTGATTCCACGTTGTTTAAATCCTGCCGGTAAATTACTTAAAGTTCCTGCGTCTAACAATTGACGTAATGCAGTAGTTGCCGTTCTAGACAAACCACCGATCATATGAATTAATCCAAAACCATAAAAACCCATTCCAGGTAAAAATTTAAAATGAACAAAATAATCTATTTTAAGTTTTTGTGGATTGTCTGCTTGATAGTTTCTTCTAATTGATAATATGTTTCTTCCGCCCATTTCAAGAGTTACAATGTATGGAAGTTTAATTCCTGTTGGTTCTCCTGATGAGTCTTTGTCTTCAAAACCTTCTAAATCTAAATCTGTATGAACTTCTAATACAGTATAAATATCTTCGTCTCTAGTTTTTTTAATTCCTTCTAGTTCTCTTTCTTTTTTCTCTACTTCTGTTTCTTGATTGTAACCAGGTGTTAGTTCAATGTCTTTATAAAAACCTGAAACTTGTTTTTTTCTTAAATCATTTTCAGACATTTTAATTACATGCACTACTGCTTCAGCATCTTCTAGTGAAGTTGCAGTGTATGGAACAACTAAGTCATCCGCTGGTACAAACTTGGATACAGCTCTGCCTAAAAGTTCGTCATAGTAGACTTTCTTAAAAGCAGAGCCACTAAGAGGGAGATAAAAAAGCATTTGATCGAACTCGGGTTCATACTCTTTCATCACATCCATGAGCTGATAGTTCATGAATTCTTTAACTCTGTTTGATTGCTCTTCTCGAGCTCTATCTGCAAGTCCAACTATTTGTGTGTGTACTGGACCGTTTGCAGGTAATAATTCTTTGTAAGCTTGTGCTTGAAATTGTGTAACTGCTTCTGCTAACACTGGGTGTGTTGCACCAGAAGCTCCTTGAAATGGTTGAGTTGGATTTTCATATTTAAATCCTAAAAGATCTAAACCTTTTGTGTAAGTATCTTCCCAAGATTTTCTAGAAGATTTGTATTGTTCGAAATTTGCTGCAAGTTCTGATCCTAGTCTACCTAACACATCTTCAGGTAATAATTCTGCTAAATTATCAAAATGTGATTCTGTTCCAGGTTGATTAACTGCTTCTGGATCAAAATTAATTGTAGCACCTCCGTCTTCTTCCTGAGTTATTTGTACATCATCTGGTCCAACTTGTTCTTCAACAGTTGTTTGTTGAGCTTCAACAATTTCCTCTTCGCCAGGTACTTTAATTTCAGTATTTACGTTTGGTAATGGTTTGTCTATTTCTGCCATTTATATTCTCCGAGTTCTCTATTGTTTTAACTTGTTTTGTGGGAACATTCAACCCTTGTGAGTCCGGTCCTTTTAAAGGCGGGATCTCCTTCCATTTAACGTGTTGCATATTTGCAACAAGAGTTTTATTCTTCACTAAACATACCTCTTTTGTTTCTGTAATCGTCAAATGTTTCATATCCACTAATACCTAGTGATAACGCTAATCCAGGTAATCCGAATCTTCGAGATACAGTTTTTAAAACATTTGGACTAATTCCAAGTCTCATTGTTTTTGCAATCTGAGGACTTAATCCTTTGGTAGCAAATTTATCTATAGGGCCTACAAATGCAGCTCCTAAATAATTCATTGGATTAGTTGCAATCTCTCCTAACGAATCTCCTTGTTGAACTTGACCAGCTAAAAATAATGGTTCAGTTGCAAGTAGACCAGCTGGAGTTCCAAGAGCTCCTAAGCCTCTTCCTAAAGTTTTTAATGCTGTCTTTGTAATTCCTGACGGTGTTTTTCCAAACCTTGCTGATCTAGCGGCTTCAATTGTTGAAGGAGCAGTAACAGCAGTTCCTGCTACAGCTGCGCCACCTAGTACAGGTAATTGATAATCTAATATGGCAGGTCTTTCTTCAGGTGTATCATCTAATGATCCTGTTACCATGTCAACCAACATATTTTTTTGTTGATCTTCATTTGATAAATAAGTTGATGGATCGTCGTTCATAAATTTTTTAACAAGACCCGCACCGGCTGCACCTGCTGCTGCAATCGCACCAAACTTACCAGTTTTTCTCAACAACGGACTTTGTAAAAAATTTGTTGCTGTATTTTTCATTTTACTTAACACAGGAGTTTCAGCATCCATGTTAGCAATTTTTTGAGTGTTTCCTATTGGGTCGTTATCGAATCTTTCTATACAACTTTCAACTGTTCCACCATTCGCTTTTGTTAATCCACAAATTTTTGCAAAAGATTTAGTTCCCGGTCTAAGTTTAGAAATAAATACTCTTAATTCTTCAATTTGTTTTGGTTTATATTTTTGAATAATATCTCTAGCTTCTTCAGTTTGAGATATAAGATATTTTTTAGGGTCCATAGAACCTGCGCCTTCTATTTGTCCTCCTATACTTATTTTAGCTTTTAAAGCTTCTAGTTCAGGCACTCTTGAAAAATCTCCAGTAGCTCTAATTTGTGCATCAACTGTTTCAGCAAGTTTATTTACATCTCTTCTTAACAACATTAAATTTTTTGGATTTATAGGATCTCCTCCTGCTTTCAAAGGATTAAGGTGATGTTTTTCAATTGCATTTTGAGCAGCTACAAGACCTTTGTCTTTATAAATATATTGTAATAAATTACTTAATGTAACTCTGCTGTTATCAAATCCTTCTGGCAATAAAGTTAACAAAGATTTACTCGCTGCATCGGTTCGTGATATTAAAGGTACTTTTGCAATATCTGCAATGTCTACAAGTTTTTGAACTTCTTTAAATTTAGGGTGTGATGTAATTAATTTAGCTCCTCGAGGTGCTACGTTTTCATTTGCATAATAATTAGTTCCTCTGTCCTTTACTCCAATAACTCTATTAGTTTCTTTATTTAAAATAGGTTTATAGTTGGGGTCGCCATGTATATCTCCTGCTCTATCCATTTGAGTAATCATCCAACCACCTGGAGACAATGTTTGAAAACCATAACGATAAGGTTTAGTTTCATTTACTTTAGTAATAATTCTTTGTATTAAAGCATTTTGTCCTTTATATGGAAGACCGTATTTAAACATTTTAAAATCCCATTGGTCTGCTGGAATTTCTGTAAAAGTATTTATGACCTCTCTTTGTTTTGCTACAGGAAGTGGTTTAAATTTTCTAAACTTAAACCCTCTAGCTATAAAATCTTTTACGTTAGCGTTTTTATTTTTGCCTTCAATAGTTTTAGAATCATAACCATGTTTACTTAAATCAAAATCTGCATCAGGAAATGCCTTTAATACTTTTGCTTTATCGCCATCGGATAACGCAGTAAAGAAAGTTCTTTTTTTAATTGGTAATCCGGCACTCAATAGTCCTCTAATACTTTTTTGTTTTTTTTTAGTTAGTTCTCTAAAATTTTTTGAATGTTTGGTTTGAGCCGCTTTGTTTAAAGCAGCCTCTGAATATTTAAATTTAGTTTTAATGTTGTTAGCAAATTTTTTGATATTAGTATCTGAAGTGTTACCAAATCTATATTGGTCTCCTATCATCGTAACTTTGATGCCAGACTTTTTTAAATTTTCTAAAAATCTTTCTTTGTTACTATTTAATTTAGTAGCTAGACTATCTCTTTTTATATTTAATTTTTCAGCTAAATTGTTAAAATTTATTGTCTTAGCTTTAATTGCTGCTCTTTTTTCTTTAGTTACTGTTGCAGGTCCATCAACAGGCTTTATACCCGTTCTAAAAGCTTCTCTTAATAACTTTTTATCTTCAGAATAAAGTTCATCATAATCTACACCAGGATAATATTTTCTAAACCATGTTTTAAAAGCTTCTGATTCTTTTGCAAAAGTATAAGTTTTAGGAGCAGTTGTAATTGGCATTAGACCTCCAGGATCTTAGCTAATCCGCCTTTTGCAAAATCTTGTACTTCATCGACAAACCGTGCAGTGAACCTATCAAATCTTGGGTTGTCAGGTTTTAATCCTGCAGCATCTTCTACGTTATTTAAA